GAAATACCAAAGTCCTCGACCAGCATGGTCGGCATGTGCCGCTCCACGATGGGCAGTCCGAGGCTCTCGGCTACCTCATGGACGATGGTGGTCTTGCCACCCCCCGGTGCCCCTTCGATGGCCACGGAACGGCCAGCGGGGATCAGGGCTTTCAGGGTGGACTTGAGCAGGGATGCTCGCATGTTGTCTCTCCATTTTGGTTTGACTCATCAGCACAGCAGTAACCAACTGCTGTGAACAGGCTGCACTGGGCAGCCTGTTTCATCATTCGATGATACCCTTCTTGCGAAGGCGGTCCTCCAGCGCCAACCGATATTGGCGCTGTTTCTCCAGCCCCTTGCCCATCTCGTTGACCAGTGAGGCGTAGACCCAGATCAGACCAGCGATGCTGGCGATGAACAGTCCGAGAAGAACCCACTCCATCACCCATACCTCCGCAGCTGGCTGAACGCGGCGTTCATCTCAGCCCAGCTCTCGAAGTACGGCACCGTCTTGGTGTCGTAGCAGAGGTCAGACTTGTAGACGGCCTCACGGAGTGACCGCAGCTCAGCCTCCAGAGGGACACTGTTACTCATACGGGCTGCGATCTCAGCCCAGCCAGTCTCGCCCTGACGGAGGTACTCGGCGGCAGTATAAGGGGACCAGTCGAAGGGGGCACGTCGGAAGCTGTGACCGAACTCAGCCACCCCGAGACGGACCCGGGTCTCCAACCATATCTTGAACGTGTAGTAGTTGGCATCCCGGAGAGCCTGCTTGCCCTCCTTACGGTTGAGGTAGGGCACCTCTATGGGCTTGGAACCCTCTACGAGGGTCCAACCGGACTGGTCTGCCGGTCTGATAGTGGCGAACTCGGGGGTGTGGTAGTACCGCCCACCCACTTGAGTCATGTGGTCGGGGAGACGGTAGTCCCGGCCAGACCAGTGGGTCTGGACGTAAGTGCCGAGGATGTTCCACATCACCCGGTTGGTCATTGCCGAGGGGTAAGGGTCCAGCACGATGACGTCGTCGTCATTATACCGAATGATATCAGTCTGGTAGAGGCGGACCACGACGTCGTTGGTGACAGGCTCCAGACGGATCGTCAGGTTGTCGTTTCTCCGGTTAGCCAGAGGACGTTCGTTCTGGTCTGATCGACCCCGAACAGGCTTGATGGAGTTGTAGGTGGCGAGGGCTGAGCCGTAGCTCAGCATACGGTTGGGGAGTTCGAGGTTGTTACCGAACATAGTGTTCTCCATTTGGTTGTGGCTTGTCTCATCAGTGCACCGGGAGCCACCCGGTACAGACAGACCACCCCGGGAGAGGTGGTCCATTTCGACCCTACAGTTCAAGCTCCAAGGGAGCCGAGCGGACATTGTAATGGATGTGAATATGGGTGTACCCATATTCCTTGAGCATCTTGGCCTCGTCGACAGCTACCACCTGCTGGTAGTAGGGAGAGGACTCCGTCGTGATGACGAACTCACGACCGCAAGCCCAGTCATAACCAGCATCGGCTTGGTGGAGATAGGTCCGACGCCTCGGACGGACCGTAACTATACGGTGGGTATGTGTAGTAAGGTCGGCGAGCTTTACCCAAGTATCGGTCACAGCGCCACCTCCTTGGACTGATCACCAAGACGGAACTCGACACTGGTGTAACCCAGTGATCGCAAAGTGGACTCTTCATAGCAATCAAGAGTCAGTCCCGAGAAGGGACCATAACCACGGACAAGGACTGGTTTCCCAGCGTAGTAGTCACGGATGACCTGAGAGATGTTAGTGTACGGGGTGGGAGAGGCCGTAGGCTGGACGGAAAGTGTAGTAGACATGTCAAGTAACTCCTTAGTTGACAGCCAGACTGCTGTCCGGCCCCACCACAATGGCGGCTTCCGGCCCGGCTGTCAACTTTTGCCTACTAGGACTATCTACTGTAAGTAGTTGATAACAAACAACTATCTAAGTTAACATTCAGAGTGTATAGTCTAAGTCCTTGATATTGCAGCACTATCCCAACTATCTATCTATCTATGGGAAAATAAACAGCGCATGTTTTTTGGTGGGTATCGTTGCATTTGCAACGAAAAATGCCTCATGAGGAAAGGGTATTATTTTTGTAGATAGATACTAATATATATACCTACTAACTTGTTAACTAACACTGAACACGCCCTAAGCCGCTGGTTTTCCACGAGAATCCGCTGCCGTGGTGCCTACTAGACACGGTTTGAAAGTTTACATTTGTTTACTAACTAGACAGAAAAAAATAGATAGCCCCTTATTTTTATGAGAAATGTTGTAGATAGTGTCACTTTATCAATAATTTACATGTAATCTTACACTAGACACAGTCCCCCCTACTTTACACGCGTTAAATAGACGCGCAGGCGGGCGATTTACACGGGCTAACTCCCCCCGACGTATGCGCGAGCAGAGCGAGCGCCACCGAACCGCGCGAAGCGCGCTGCTGCAGACACGAAAAAACCCGCCCGGTGGTGTTCCGGGCGGGCTGGGGGTCAGAGGGCGAAGGCGATCACAAAGAGGGTCGCCAGCACGAGGCTGAGGACCGCGAGGTGGGCGGCCTCTCGCACCCAGAGGCGCGTGGGGCTCTGGACAGCCTTGGCACGCAGGTAGCGTTTGGCCGCGTCCTGACCGACCTTGGTCGCCTCGCGGTCGCGGGCGTCGAGGACGGCATTGATCTGGTCACGGGTGAGCGGTTTGGTGGTCATGTCAGTTCTCCGATGTTGAGGGGAGCCGGGCGCTTGCGCGCCCGGCCCGTTGGTCACTTCGCCATTGCCGCGAGGGCCTTGGCAATCTCTGCCGCGATCATTGCTTGCAGATCGGTCGGAGCCTCAGCCGGAGCCTCGGCAGCCTTGGCCGGAGCCTTGGCTTTGGGCTTGGCCGGGGCCTTAGCCTTGGGCTTGGCCGGAGCCGGCGTCGCCAGCCCCTTGGGCTGGACGAAGAATGCCAGCCGACCTCGGTCGGAGCCGAACCGGCCGAAGGTCATTGCGACCTTGGCAAGGCTTTCGGAATGGCCGATAACCTCGGCAAAGGTCGCTTCCGGGGCGACGGTGACGTTCCCTTTTTCGCTCACCTTGTCATAGGCTTGCGAGACAGTGAAACGAACGTCGACGTAGGTGCCCTCGGGCAGATCAAACTTGGGCATCTTAACCTCATAGATGAGTAGTTACGGGGAAAGAGCCACCATTATCGGGACACGTGTCCCTAGGTCCTACCAACGATGTCAAACAGCGCGGGCCGGTGGCCCTACCGGGCGGCGTCGTGGGTGCCGTCCGGTGAATCCTTTATTGCATAGTAGACGCGGGAACGCAAATTTCCTAGTTTTTACGGGCTTTTCCGCCGCGTCGTGTCACGTTCCGGGCAGGGGGGTGGGTGGCACATGGACAGCGGAATCCGACCCGCCCCCGTATTGTAGGCAGGTCCGCAGTCAACGACCCCCAAAAACCATTGCACCTAAACATGGATTCGGTTATAGTCGGGTTACCTTACATAGGAGAGCACCGATGCCGCGTATTCCCGCTGCTGTACCGATACCAATAGACACGCTCCGCGCGTTGTTCCGTTACGATGAGGATGCCGGGGTGTTGATCCGGTTGAGCACTGGCGTGGCTACCGGTGTCCACTGGAGAAAGTCGAAGTACCATAAATACGGTTGGATCGACCTGCCGAAACGCAAGCGCGTACAGCTGCATCGCGCAGTGTTTGCTGTGGTTCATGGGCGGTGGCCTACAGACCAGATTGACCATATCGATGGGGACCCCACCAACAACCGGGTCGAGAATCTGCGCGAGGTGTCCGGACTAGAGAACCAGCGGAACATGAAGCGGTATACCAACAATACGTCTGGGTACACTGGCGTGCGCCGTACAGCATCTGGGAAGTGGCAGGCCCTCATAGCCGATAGAGGGCGGCGTATACACCTCGGTGTATTCGAGGATGTAGAGGACGCCGCCGCTGTATATCGCGCAAAGGCCGACGAGCTAGGGTACCACAAAAACCACGGCCGCTAAAAATCCCGGGCCCAGAAAAACCAATGTGTAAAGTTTGTCTACCCCACGCCGCGACCTCTTGTCAGCCCCACCGCCCACGCGCTATCTTCCCGCCATGGACACGCTCCCGCTTCACCACACCAAGTGGTCTGACCGCCTCGCATTCGATGTGGCCCTCGCGCTGGAAGGCAGCGGGGAGACGCTCGACGAGATCAAGCAGCGGCACCGCATAACCAGCTCCGCCCTGCTAATCTTCAACAAGGACCCGGTGTTCCTGAAGCAGGTGGAGCGCTACCGGGACGAGGTCCGGGACAAGGGACTGACCTTCAAGCTCAAGGCCCGGGCACAGGCAGAGGAACTTCTCACGACCTCGTGGGGCCTCATTCACAGTCCTGACGTATCTCCTGCGGTAAAGGCTGATCTCATCAAGTCCACGGTGAAGTGGGCCGGGCTGGAGGTGAAGACGGAGGAGGGCACCGGTGGTGCCGCTGGCGGGGTGAAGATCAACATCAACTTCGGGAACAACACGGTACCGATGACCCTCACGGCCGATGTGGAGGGCGACCTGATTGAGCATTCTGACGAGGTTTGACGCCACCTATGAAGGGTCGCCGGCGACACGGCTGCAGTCGGTATGCGAGCATGAAGGCATACGTGCAGCGCTTGAGAGCGAAGGCCATTCGTACCGGACGAAGATCATCCCCCCACGTGGCCGAACGCACCGCCGCCCAAAAGGACGCCCGAGGGAAATCGTGGTGATACTGGTGAAGGAGCGCACCGATGACTGACAACGCCGACAACACCAGCAGCAAGGTCGTCACACTGCGGGGCGGCGTGCCGACGCCCACCCGCGAATCGAACAAGGTCCTGACCGACTACGTCGAGCAGCTGCTGGAACAGGCGCAGAGCGGGCAGGTCGACGGGCTGGTGGCCGTGACACTCGAGCCGAATGGGGTGGCCTCCTTCTCCGTGGTGGGCAGCGTCGGTGGGTTCGGGATGGTCGGGGCGCTGGACTGCGCCCGGCAGATTCTGACCGAGATCAACATGGACGGTGCTTGATGGCGCTTGACTGCGTGTAACACCTATCATACAAGGATGATAGGCAGATGGAGGCATCCATGACACGTAAGTTACCGCTACCGCCGAGCGAAGTTCTGCACCAGCTGTTCCGATACGACCCGGAGACCGGGGTGCTCACGTGGAACCCGCGTGATAACGATGACCGGTGGAACCGGGTGTTCGCGGACAAGCCCGCTGGCGGTGTGGATGGTAAGGGGTATGTCCGTATCCGCACCGAGGGGAACAACTGGAACGCCCACCGCGTCATTTGGAAAATGGTGTACGGCGAGGAGCCGGAATACGTAGACCACATCAACGGGGATCGGGCAGACAACCGCCTCGGGAACCTGCGTTCAGTAACAAAACTAGAGAACGCGCGTAATGCTAAGCGCGGGCGGAACAACAAGTCCGGCGTAAACGGCGTTCATTGGGTAAACCGGGAACGGCGGTGGCGGGCGTGCATCTATGTAAATGGGAAGAGGGTTTCGCTAGGCGACTACGCAGAGAAAGCAGACGCCATAACAGCGCGTGAACAAGCAAACCGTAAGTACGGGTATCATGCAAACCACGGGCGGGGTTGATAATGACACTAGAGATAAATTACACGCCAACACCAACTGTAAAGAAGTTTATGTCTTCTGATGCGAAGATGCGGGTTCTCATGGGGCCTGTCGGAAGTGGTAAGAGCGTGGCGTGCTGTTTTGAAGTTATACGCCGCGCCGCTATGCAAGAACCAAGTGAGGATGGTATTCGTCGTAGCCGGGCACTTGTTATTCGGGAGACGGCTAGACAGCTTGTAGACACCACAATTAAGACATGGAATGATTGGTTCCCGCCGGGCCCTTGTGGCAGGTACATGCGCACTACGAAAACCTACTATTTTTCAGTAGGTGATATTGAGTGCGAAGTAATGTTTCGCGCCCTCGACGACGCGGATGATGTGGCCAACCTGAACTCGCTCGAAGTTACGTTCGCTTGGATGAACGAGTGCCGGGACATCCACCCAGAGATCGTAGACGCATTGTCTAAGCGTGTGGGCCGTTACCCGAGCGCCAAAGACGGTGGGCCGACATGGCATGGGATGTGGGGGGATACGAACCCCCCCACCATGGACACTTGGTGGTACTACATGCAAGAGCACCTCGACCCCAAGGATGGGGTGAGCCCCAACGACAACGGGTGGGATGTCTTCAAGCAGCCGTCGGGGCGGAGCGTCTACGCCGAGAACATCGAGAACCTGCCCGATGGGTACTACGACACGCAGGGCCGGAGCGAGGAGTACATCCGCGTCTTCATCGACGGCGAGTACGGCCTGAGCAGCAACGGACAACCCGTATACCAATACTTCCGGCCGGACTATCATATGGCATCCGCCAAGCTCCGTCATGTGGAGAATGGGGTCCGCCCGATCATGGTTGGGATGGACTTGGGCTTGACCCCTGCGGCCGTGATCGGGCAGCAAGACCCACGCGGGCGGGCCCTTATCCTCGACGAGCTGGTCAGCTTTGACA